GACCGCAAAGTTACCTTTTTGTAATATATCTAATCTTGCATCTGTTCCGTTAGAATGAATTAACATTGTTGATCCAACAGGCACAGCTATAGGATTCGATGAGCTTGCTGTTTTAATACTTAATGTGTATTTATTAGCTGTTGTTCTGTCGGTTGCATCTTGAATTATATATACTCTTGTTGCTGTTCCACCTGTTGTTGATGCAGGTATAATTAAAGTTTGATTTCTTTGTAATGTTCCTGTTAATTTTAAATAAAGATTTTTACCATCTGATGTTGCACCATCAGATAATAATAAAGTTACATCTGATGAGGCGTCAGTCATTGCAACATCAACTACACCTGTTGCTGATTGTTGTAATATCTGTAAGTTAGTATTTGTTATTGTGCCCCATAGACCAGCTTTCTCACCGGTTGCTACAAGTTCTAATGCTAAATCTGTTGAAAATGTTGATGCCATATATTATCCGTACGGTTTAATTGGTGTCCAAACCATTGTC